CAAACGCGGTGCCAAGGCGGGGGAACGGCTGCTGCGATACGTTGCTCATGTCCCGAGGACCTTCGCGGTGACCCAGGCGGAGTTCAGTGCGGCTGGCCCGGCGATCGAATACGAGACCTCGAACACCCGGTCCCGAGCAATGCCCGTTCCGGGCCACTTCGGCTGAGTGATGTACTGCCCAGGTGCGCCGTTGGTTTGCAATACCGACTGCCCGAAGGTCTTCCCCCGATCGTCGCTCCAGCGGAGCCCAATCTGAGCCTCGGTCCCATCGGCTTGCAGCGGCCCGGACCCCGACTCGATATCGAGCAGGAACTCCGTGAACTCGACCCTCTTCCCATCAGTCGATTCGGGGCCGCGAGCGCCCAGGACTTCAAAAATATGTGGGAACGTACGGATGAACGAGATCGGCCCAGGCGGGCCATCCAGTGTGAGCGTATCGGTGTACACGCTCGGGTCCATCGCGTAGATGGTGCCGTTCTGCCAGTCTCCCACCACGTTCAGGCCGTTTATGAACGCGCAACAGTTCCCGCGATGTCTGTTGAGCTGGCCGTTGGCGTCCGTCCAGCATTCCTGGTGCCACGCCGTCATCGGGTCGCCGATGGCCGAGTCGTAGACCCAGGTCTGATTGCCAGACGGAAAGTGCAGGGCATAGAACACGTGGCCGCCGAGCTGATACGTGTATCCGATCGCATCGGAGATCAGGTGGCCCGCGGCCACGATCTGTTGGATTGCAAACTCAATCGCGTGGTTAGAGACCCGGGTTGTCTCGTACCCCCGTTGGCGGAATACAATCCCCTGCCCCTGGAGGTCCTGTCCAAGCCAGTACACATTGATGTCCTCGCTCGCGAGGGAGTACGCCGCGGCTACGCCATGCTCGATGTAGGCTCCCGGAAGCTCCGCAAACGGAAACTGTGCGTTCCCGGCATCGTACCAGATTTCCGACTTGAGCTGCCCCGGCAGAATGATCTCGTGTCGGTTGACGATCACACTCACCAGCGGGTCCGGGTAGTCAGTTTTCGAGGCGATATAAAGGGCATCAAACGTCAGGGAGTTGGAGAGCGTCGAGCCCCACTGATTTGTACTCGTCCCTGGGCCGTTCGGAGCCCAGAGAAAGAAAGTGTCGATGTAATCGACCCGAGTTGCCCCGACAAACGTCCCGGTCAGATCGATGATCTGGGAGAACGCATTTGAGGCCAGATCGATTTGGTACCCGAATTGGCTCCCGTCAACGAGAAAGAGCTGCCCCGCGTTCACGCCATTGTCGATCATCGAGACCGGGTTCGATCCAACAGTCGCCAGCACCCCCAGCAGCGTCAACGCCCAGTTCACTCCGATCGAGTAAACATTCTGGCCAATCACACAGTACCCCGCACCGTTGCTGGCCCGGTACACACCTCTCACCGGCGCGTTCACCCCTCGCGTTAGCGGCCGCAGCCCCGGCCGCTGATAGTGTGTCAGCGGCACGGGTGCGTCCTTCCGATTGAGCTCCGGGAACAGGTTGATGCACCTTTGACAGTTCGCGATTAGACTTCGCGCGCTGTATGCACCTCCGTAGAGACCAAGCCGGGCCACCAGTCACATTCCCTCTGGCGAAGCCTAGGTAAGAGGCCCTTGTTTCCACTGTCCGGCGACGTAACACACGTATTGGACCTGAGTCGCCGTGGCCTGAGTCACCCCGGTCGCCGTAGCCTGCTGGGTGTTGTTGGCAATCGCCGCGATGGTGTCACCGACTCCAGTCACCGGGTTATACGCCAGGCCGAAGAGCGCAAGCGTCTGACCAGTGTTGTTATAAACAGTACACTGGGCACCCGGAATGGCCTGCGGGAGCATGACCGAGTCCGAGTTGGTCGCGACCGTATCTACCCGGTTGAGCGCAGCGGAGAGCTGAGTCGCCCCAGCTTGTCCGCCACCGGCGAGTGCTGTGATGCCAGTCTTGACCGAGAACTCGAGATTCGCGAGCGCTAGAAGCTCACCCCCATCAATGAGTCTTGGGCCGGGGATGAACGACTGGAAGATTGAGAGAATATCCTTCAACGTAGACATGGTGTTAGTAACTCCTATCGGAAAAGATGTTGTAGATTCCCCGTCGATTTACCTCGGCGGGCATTTGCAGTCTCGCGATAGCGGTGTTCGCGCCGCGCAGGACGCCAAGAGCGTCTTTGGCCATTCCAGGAAGCCCATCGCCGGGGAACGTCGGAATTTGGTATTTGATGCGGAGGCGTAGAGCCAGATTATACATCATCGCTGGGTAGTATGCTGCCGGCAGGGCGAATTTCGTGGCCGAAGTCGCGTATACCGACTGGATGAAATCCTTGATGACAATGCCGACCGAGTAAATATTCGCCTGTGGCACAGGCCAGCAGTAGAGGGTCCCCAGCGGATAACTCGGGTCATAGAAGGCCAGGCCAGGGAACGAACTCAGCTGTTTGAGGGCGATCTTGCTGTAGTCCTCCATGCTTTGCAGCAGGTCAAGTGGATAATCGATCTGATTGGGTTGGGACTGGGTGATCTGCCTCAAGAACGCCGCTTCGATCTTATCGGGTCGCTGAGAGTTGGCCCCGGTGTCGATCTGACCACCGGGGCCAACGGAGTACGATAACGAGCCGCTCGAGACCAGGAGCTTAATCACATCATGGTACACCAGCCAGCGTTTCTCATTCCACTGCTGGAGCATCCACTGGAGCCGTGCCCAAGCGTCGTTAATGTCCTGGGCAAGCGCCGTCTGTCCGATACCGATCTGGCCGCACTCACGCAGCGCGTCGAGGACGATGTCGTTGACTGTGGTGTTGGCTGGATCGAGCGAGCTCATGGGGCGAAGCCCGCCTTATGTCGGAGCCGTGAACGGATCGTCGCTAGGCGGCTTCGCAGGTTTCGCTCCAGTGGGTCTCGTCTCGCTCAGCCTCTTCGCGGTTTCGTCGTTCCGCTCGAGTTGAAGCTTCGCGATCTGGGCTTCGAGATCAGCGATTCGAGAATCGCTCGACATCGCCGGAGCGTTCTTGCCCGCAGCCTTCATCGCCTTGGCCGGGTGATCGTGCCAGCCAGAGGCACGAAGACGTGCCTCATCTTCGGGCGTCAGCGCGAGTTCGGAGATCAACTCGCGCTGCTCCCCCACGGACTTCGGACCGAGCGGAGTCACAATAATCTCCGCCGGGACAGTGATTCGCTCCTCGCCCTTCGGCGAGTAGAACATCTTCGGGTACTGAACCGGGCCAGTGTACAGCGGGAGACCATCCGCCGACCTCGAGTCCTGATTCGCCGGATTGGACTCGAAGAGGCCCTTGGCCTCCATCATGTCGTAGACCGTAAAGCGCCGGTGACGATTACTAGCAGACATTGGACTTTTCCTTTCTTTTCTCGACTCGACTTGGCTTCGCCTTAATCGATCAGGTCATTTGTGGCCGGATTGATATTCAGCGGTGTGGTCGCAGCAGGCTTGACCGGGTCGGCCGGAGACAGTGGCCGCATCGTATCGGGCTGACCAACGTCAAGCGGCCGCGACGAATCTGTCTCCGTCTGAGGTGACAAAATCGGCTTGCCATCCAGATTCGTTTCGGTAGCCCTCGTCGGGAATGCCTCCGGCACCACCGGGGGGACCTGGGGTATCGAACTCGGCGTCAGCCGCCAGCCCGGCCCGAGTCTGTTCTCCTCATCTCGACCCGAGACCGTGGTCTGGCCCTTCGAGTCATGGTAGAGCATCTTCGGGTACTCGTCCGGCACCTTGCCGTACCCTGGTTTGACCTCGAAGAGGTCAAAAGTCCGACCGAGCTTGGCGAGCTCATCGATGCCTGCGTAAATCTGATCGATTGCAATTTTCGCCAGCTGGGCACGTTGCGGTGCCAGCGCGTGAGTGTTGGCTAGATCTTCGGAGATCTCGAGCCGCGTCCGATGGCTGTAAAGCGCCGCGTCCGGGGCATCTTCCAGGCCTCGATCGGAGCCCAGTCTCGTTCCATCGGCATTGAAGTACCGATGGTCGAAAGAGGCCCCGCCGATGCTGGGATTGGTCGTGACCAGGTCGGAATTGTCATTGGGCTGCTCACCAAGCCTGTTGTCGGGATAGACCCGATTGAGCGGCCTGACGCCAGCGGGCTGGTTAATGCCCCTGTTGTCGGGATAGGTCGGGACCGGATTGAGTGGGCCTTCGACCGGATTGAGTGGGCCAGCGGCCCCAAAGACTTCGTCTGTCATTTTCAGGTTCCTTTTCCTTGTTCTTTACTGGCCTAGATCTGATCAGCGACTGCGACGGCCCACTCCGGCCGAATCCACAGATAGCCATAGAGCACATCAAGGCGGGTGATGAGCTGGTCAGTACCAATAAAGTAATCCGTGACCATACGCATCGACACGTTGTCGAACTGCTCCCGAGCCACCTCGTGGACACCTTTCGGCATTTCGAGGTCTGCAGTCGCGAGCGTGACGGCTTCCGGCGCATATGCAAAGTTTTTGCGGTATTGAGTCGAAGCAGCAAGTCCCGACACCGGGTTGATCCCTGCGCCGTTCGCTGGCGAGACCGTTACGGTCTGGTACTGAACTGGCTGCCCGCCAACTCCAGGTACAAGCGCGGGGTAGATTGGAACGGAGGTTGCGCCAGCCGCCACATTCGCCGTCACGGCAAACTGCCGAAGCTCTCCAGTGGTCTGCTTGGTGATGCGGTTGACAGCGTAGACACCAGCAATCGTCACGATGTCTCCGATGTTCAGGCCCGCCGCGAGGGCATTGACAGTCAGGTTGAGTCCCGTCTGGTTGGCACCGTTCACGGTGGCGGAGCCCTGTGCGAGCGCCCCGTTCGTGTGTGCGATAGCCGTCTGGTCCTTCATCCAGATGAACCCAAGGGCATCGTACATGCGCCCGGTGACGTACTGCTCACCGATCTGGGTCGCCGGGTTGAGGAGGCCAGACAGCGCCGACACGACCCGAGCTTCGGTACGGGGCGAGTTCACGATCTTGCGATTTGCAATCGGAGCCGAGTTCAGATCAAGCGAGGCCCCAGCGTTCAGGTAGGTGGAGGCAATCGGACTCAGGATATTGTTGTTGGCATCCTGGTTCGCGACGAAGTTACAGATTCCGCCTTCCGAACCCGACATGATATCGACTGCGACCGCACCCGCCAGGTTGTTGACCATCGGCGCCAGAACCCGGCGCGAGTAGTCATCGAGGGAGAGGGTTCGATCGGCGGTGCTGTACGCCACATCGACGTGTTTTTGAGTCGCGAGCACCAGCGTCGTGGACTGCTCCGCGGTGTCCTGAACCGACAGGGCCGGACCCGTGGTCACGGTGAAGTCATTCGGGAGGCGGATGCGGAGAGTCGAGCCGATTTTCGCGCCGCTCACCGCAAACGACTCGTCGTATTGCATATCGACGTTCTGGATGAACGCATTCGAGTTCTTCCAGAGTCTGACCGCCTCTCGGGTGATCATATTGATGGTAAGAAGGGTATTTGCCATTGTCTCGTTCCTTGTCCTTGGGCCGAAGGCCCTCTTGTGATCCCGCGCAGACTCCTAGCTGGCGGAAGGGTTCGAGTTTGCCCAGGGGGCGTAGCCCCCACTCTATTCACCGGGCTTACAATGCCAGTCAGGGCAAAGGCTGACCAGGAGGAACAAGGAGAACCTGGTATCTCGGCGAGGGCATTAGACGAGGCCCAGGTCTCGGAGCGGTTTGCGAGCCGTTCTCTCGGGCAATGCCAGTCAGGGCAAAGGCTGAGACGCTACGTATTCTCTCTTACTTCCGCAACTAACTGGACAAAACCGTCTCGCTTTGTCCACAACAGTCCATTCACGAACGAGTAGTCACCTTCGGCGACCAGTTCATCCCATTTCAAAACAACTCGCCCGACCTTACGCCCATCGGGGAGAGTCTTAACTGGACGATATCCGATCCTGCTGTTTTCATGTTCGGTCATGCGATCCTCTTCAGCACCTCTGGCAGATTGGCCGGGTTGAAGGTGCTTCGCATCACTCCAGTCATCTTTCCCGAGGCCTTATTCACAAGTGCAACAGTCGTTCCGTCAGTCCGGGCTTCGACGCCGTCTGGAAGAGGCCAGACACAATCGGTCCAGAGTGGCCATGTTGCAACTCGCACCGAAGTTGGCGAAATCAGAGCAGACATCTACGTTTCCTTCGCAACGCTGAAACGAAGCTGCTCATAGCGAAAACGCATTTTGCTGAACTCAGCAAACTTACCCGGAAATTCCTTCTCAAATACTGCCTCTCCCAGCGCCCGAATCATGGGCTCTACCTTAGAGTTGAAAAGACCGCCTAGCTGATCTTCATTCTCGGACCAATGGCAACTCGTGGAGAGATCGTGTTCTTTGCAGTAAAGAGCCAAAACACCCTTACCACGGCGAATCTCATAGTCGTTCGGAATCAGTCCTTGAAATGGGCAACGAACCCAAGGCTCAAGGTCTCCAACATGAACTGAATCTCCATCCCATAAATTCATCGTGTTATTTCCTCGCGCTCCGTTCCCGGAGCTGTTGATTGCGCCGTTCCATCCAGGCAGCAGTCGACAGGTTATCAGCTCGGGTCGGATCAGCCGGGTCGATTGAGGTATGAGTTGCACCCTTATTCCCGCCAATGGGCTTGAGGGGCTTCGGCAAATCCGGAGCTTCCGCTGGCTCCTTCTGGGCAAGGCGCGTCAGCTCGACGGCTCTCTTAATCGGAGGGAGCGACAGAATGCGAGAAGCTTCGTTCAGATCTCCTCCCAGTGAGTGTATGATCTCCGGGGCCTTGCCAGTTTCCAGGGCAGCCACCAGAAACTCATTATACGCTGCGGCCGAGGCCGGGTCTGTCGGGTCAACAAGGCGGATGAGTTCGCCGAGTCTCTGATCGAAGTCCGGGAACTGGGCCTTGCCAGCAACTGCGGCTTCGCCACAAGCCTTGTTAAAGGCATCGATCGAGGCCTTGGCCTGCGCACGGACCTCGACTTGGCGATCGATCTCAGCCGGGTCAACAGCCGCTTCTACAGGCTTTGCCTCTGGGGCTGTCTCGGTCTTCTTCCTCGCCTCGGCGAGCTTCGCCGAGAGTTGCCGGATGCGGGCGTCACGCCAGTCTTCCGGTGGCTTCGCTGGAGCCTTCGGCTCGACAGGGGCTTCGGGCTTCGCCTCTGCACCTTCGACTACAGGTTCGAGTTTCGCTTCAACAACAGGCTCGGGTTTGACCTCGACTATCGGCTCGGGGACCGTCTCGATGACTGTCGGTTCGACTGGCTTGATTTCATCCGGCATGATAGCTGTGTCCTCTTTACTGGGCCGTAGGCCCACGGCCGCGCAGCAATGTATTGTCAAGCATCAGGGCCTCCATGATGCTCTCTTTAAGCGATTCGTCAAGGGGGCGGGCTAGCGCACCCGCAAGTGTGGCCCGCGCGCCATCCACGTATTTCCCCCAGTTCTTTCGCACGAAAGCCTCTTCGAGAGCAGCGCCTCGCAGGTTCGGATGCTGGGACTTCCAGAGCGCATACCAGTCATCTCGCTGCATCAACGCGTCGTAGACCTCATGGCACATGGCCTTGGCGGTCTCGGCCACCATTTTGTGAACATGTTTCGAGGGGCGGCTTCCGCCCGCCGAGACGATCTTGGGTCCTGCGCTCACTGGGCGTCTCCCTTTGGCTGTACTGCGAACGGGTCATAGTCCACTGGGGTGAACTTGTGCTGAGGCATTAGTTGCTGCAGCAGAGACATCATACCGAGACGATCTGGGCCACCCGAAGCGTCGGTCTGGTTTGCCGCCTCGGCAGCCGAATCGCCAGACGAACTGCCAGCCGAACTGCCTTGGGGCTTCGCCCCTCCTCTGGCAAGCGACGGCCAGGTGCTTGAAAGTGCCCCCCAGTCCACATGGCCTTTTTGCCAATCCCCCAGCAGGTCTTTCCCGGTCTTCGACTTGTAGGTGCTGTTAGCGAGGTCCCACGCGGCAACATCTTGTGACCCTGGCGCGAAATCCTTCAGCCCGAGCTTGCTGGCCTCCTGGTCCCAGGTCGAGGAGAGGAACTGATATTTGCCGGCGGCATCAGTGTGGAGGCCGTTGCCGAGCGCGAAGCGCTGTCTCGGATGGTCGTCGTACCCGCTGAACTGCCCCCCACCATACAGT